ATTTTTAGCTATAATATCTTTTATTACTGCATTAGAAATAGTTACATTATCAGTTGTTAAATTTAAAAATTGCCCATTTTCTCCTGTAACGAACTTACTTAATAATGTTTGCAAATCTAATGTATTACCAGAAGCAGTATCGAATTTAATTTTTCCTGCTGTTAAATCGCCAATATAGGCGACATCTATTAAAGCTTTATTTATAAGAGCAAGTTCCATTACAACTCTTTCAACTTTTTTTGCTGTACTTCCAGAGCTGGAGAATTCATTTTTATTTTTATTCTCTCCCTTAGCAGAAATTTCAGAAGTTAGCCCACCTGTATAGTTGAACTTTTGGCTTAATATTGGATGTTTTCTTACTACTCCCTTTTTATCAGTTATAGTAACTATATCGCCTAGATCTAAGCTTAAATCTCCTTGCCATTTCATGGAGTAACCCAAGTATTCAAAACCATTAAGTTTATTATAAATATCCTGTAGAATAGAATTAGTAACCCATGGATTTTCAAACTGCAGTTCCATACTGTCAGTCCCTAAACTTCCTTTAGATAATACTTCCTCTCCTACCTGGCAAGATATTTTTCCTATCTTATACTTTGTTTCTTCTCTTTTATAATCAAAATAATTAGATGTATTAATAGAATAGTTAATATCATTAGGAGTAACTATAGTAAATTTCCCTTCTCTAGTTATAACTGCATTTCCTCCACATAAACTTGCAACATATCCTAATATTTCCCTACAAGTAAAGCCTTCCAATTTCTTAACTGTGTAAGATGGAAGGCTTCCAGTAAATTGCACACCTGTTATTCTTTCTAATTCACTTACTACTTGCTGCAAAGTTAAATTTTCACCTAGATTAGTTGAGAAATTTCTCTCAAACTTTATCATATTATCAAATGCAGTTATTTTTATTGTATAGTCCGTTTTTTCTATGTCATCTATATTATAGATACCCATAGGAATATACTCTATTGTAGAGCCTACTTTTAAGCCTATTTCCACTTTTATAGTGCTAGTACCATAAATCATATCACCTTTATTTATTAATGTTAAATCAAGAGTTTGACTAGTTGTAGCACCTATCATAAATCCATCACTAGGCTGTATATTCCCATCAATTATAATGTCTACTATATCCTCATTATTATAGATTTTATCTAATATTGTAACTTTACATTCAAACTCCCTTGAAGCTTCTTTTATTTCCGCTTTATAAGCTGTGCTTGTTGTATAAATAACTCTCCCTCCTTTCTCTTATTTTAGAAGGATTTACTTAAACATATAGTCTATAATCATTAACTCACCGGGAGTAATTTTTATATCTGCATTAATACTTTCTAAGTCTATAAGATGTATATCTACTTCTGTTTCTATTTCTAGGATTTCCTTTAAATCCTTATTAAAGTTATCTATGTCTAGGATATTAATAGTACCGTCTTCTTTAGTTTTTAATTTTCCTTCTTCATCCTTTTCTCCATATTTATCTATTAGTTTTGCTCTCTCTTTATTATAGACTTCTAACTCTCTATCTATCTTTGTTATATTTTTAGATAAAGCATAACTAAGTTTAATTGGTAATTCCATATTAGTTAATTTACTTAATACCCCTATAGAATTTACTAAAACCTCATTCTTAATTTTCATCTGTGTTACCTCCTAATTAATTTCTAATTTACCCTTAACCTTAAGTCCTTCGCTAATAAAATCTCTCCTTATTTCTCAATAAAATTCATTTTTAATCCTTCCCATTTAACTTCTCCATTTTTATATTGGTAAGCTGGAGCTGTTCTATCTCCAACATACATTGTTTTAGTTATCATTCCTAATTGCGGGTCTGGAAAAGTAACCGTAAAAAAAACATTACTTACAGCATTAAGTAATGTTTGTATCTCACTTTGAGTTAAAGGTGGCCATTCTAAATTTATTTTTCTTTTTACCGTTATTCTATCTCTTATTAAGTCTCCATTAGCATTACGATTAGTTTCTCCATCAATATCGCTAATGGAAACTTCAAAAACTTTCGGAGTAGCAATATCTACTCCGTTAATCTTAATCAATATCACCACTCCTTTATATTGGTATTATTGTTATTCCACCTTGTCTTTGCATTTTCCTTAATTCTTTTAGTGCAACTTTACCTATAACAGAACCATCTATTTGAAAAATAACATCTCCATTTAAAGAACTATTTCCTGTTTGTGGTATCCTTGTTGCTAATTTTTCTGCTAACTCTGTTATCCACCCAGTATTATTTTCTAATGGCATTACAGCTTCTTTCCCTGCTTCTCCTATCATTGCTAATGTAGGACTGTCTACTATCCCTCCCTTAGCAAGATAAGGTATCTTAGGAATTGAGAATGTTCTTCCGCCTATTCCTGGAACCCAATTAGGAATACTAATGCTAATTCTACCTAATGTATTGTTTATTGCATATGCAATACTATTTAATGGAGCCTTAACTATGCTGTATAGGCTGTTGAATACACTGCTGAAAGTATTTTTAATTCCACTAATAGTAGATTTTATTCTGTCTACTACCCATGATATAGTTCCGCTTATAGAATTAAATACAGAGCTTGCTATTCCTTTTAAACTGTTGAATATATTGCTAAATATGCTCTTAACTGCGTTCCAAGCTGTATTCCAACTATTCGCGAATGTATTTCCAACATAAGATAATATACTTCCAAATATGCCTTTTATACCGTCCCAAACACTTGATATTGCAGTTTTTACTCCATTAAATATACTCTTTATACCTTCCCAAGCTCGGGACCAGTTCCCAGTAAATACTCCAGCTATGTAGTCTATTAACCCATTAAATATCTGTCTTATTCCACTTATAATACCACTAAAAGCACCTATTAAACTCCCTACTATATCTATTATTAGCTTAACTATATTCTTAATTTGATTGAATACCCCATTGAATGTTTCAACTATTACAGGTCCGAATGTCTTTACAATCCAATCAAATACAGGCTTCATTCCATTCCAAAGGTCTGTCATTAGCATTACTATCTGCTTAACAAACTCTTTCCATTTGTCCCATAGCGGTTTTATACCTTCGTTGTATATATCAAGCAACATTTCCGCAAAAGCCTTAAAAATAGGCTTCAAAATACTTTCCCAAATATTTTTCAAAGTATCTTTTATGCCATTCCATGCTTTTATAATGTTATCTCTGAACTCTTGATTTTCTTTCCACAATTCGATTACAGCCTTAGTGAATAACGCTACCAATACTGACGCAACTAAAATAGGACCATTGATTGATTTTAATGCCTTTTTAGCTACCTTCATAGCATTAGGCACTATCTTCTTGATATCGTTCCAATGTGTTCCTATTAGATATGTTCCAACACCTGCGCTAATACCAGCCAATGAAGATACTATTTGCGTCTTGTTTTCCTTTACGGCGGTTTGTATATCTCCAAAAGCTTTCTTAATATTGTCAGCCATTTTCTTCACTTTTTCCGATACTTCTACAGTTGCACTTGCAAAGCCCCCTGTATCAAAGCTAGGAACTGCACTCGCTACACCACCTACTGGGCCAGCAGTACCTTCACTATCTCCAGTACTACCAGCTGAACCTTTGCTAAGGCTATTTATTTCATCAAATCCAGCTAAAGCGCCCTTTGCGTCCTTAGCCGCTTTCTTAGCCGCCTTACCTGCATTAGTAGTTGCATCTCCTAAGTTTTGCATACCACTTACCTGATTATTTATTGCTGTAGCTTGAGTTTGAGCGGTTTTAGCACTACCAAATAAAGCTGTAGTGAACTGCGCTATCAAATTTACTACTTTGCCAATAGCATTGGCCATAGCTGTCAATAGTGGCAATACCGCATTATATATAGGCAAAAAAGCTTGACCTAAGCTTAGTTGAATATTCTTAAGACTTGCCACAAATTGAGCTTGTCTAGTTTGAGTGGTATCAGCTAGGGTATTCCCATATCTAGCATAAGTTTGTTCTAATATTGCAGCTAATCTTATTTGTTGTTGAGTTTGAAAGTCTAGTTGGGACCAAGCTTTATCGCCAGCAAATTTTCTAAAGGCTTCTGTACTCTCCAACATTGATACTTGAGTATATACACCTAAATCCTCTCACTTTGTTATCGTAAAGGCTTTTTATCCTCTACTTCTTATAGTTTCCTATAAGGTCGGCGTACATTTTCGCCCTCGGCTTTACGTTAGGGCGTTGGACACTCTTGGAGGGATTATATTTATTCACCCTCTACGCTCTACGGTGCTAATCAGCCTTTCGCAATCTGATTAGTTACCTCGGTGTTAGCATATTGCAGAAACCAAAAAAGAGCCTGTGGTTAGCTCTTTTTTGGTAATGTTTCTATATAATCTTCATATTTTATCCATTTATATCCTGCTGTTGATTTTCTTTTGCCTTTTATGCATTCAAGGATTTTCCCTTTGTTTTTTGATTTAATGTCTCCGTAAATATATGTACCTAAATATTTGTTATCCATTGTTAACTTTACAATTTTCATTCTCTTATTAAGTTCTAAAGCACTTGGATTTACTACATAGTTTCCACTTTCGTAATCGTCAAGATATACCCAAACAAAACCATGTGCACTGCGTCTATTTCTTCTGCAGCAATCACATATATGAGCTGATGAACTTTTTCCTATACTTCTAGCAGCATCTATTACACTGTTATAAGTATTTATATATTCCCCGTTTAAACTTAGCTTAACTACCTTTCTTCGAACTGTTTCAAGCGCATTGTCTAGATTATAAACTTCTTTCATTTTTTCGCTTTTAGCTTTCCTTTTTTCTGGCGTCCATATTGCTTTGTTTATTTTTCTGTAATATTCCCTGCGTTCATCATCCCACATGGCACCGCCATAATTAGGGTTGTTTTTGCCTTGCCATCTGTGAATTTTAAGAGCGTATTCTCTCATCTTATTTTTAGATTCTTCGCTATGTTCTTTATTTTTACTTCCTCCGCTTTCTTGATTATATCCGTATTGCGGATTATTAGATTTATAATGTCGAATCCAATAGCGCTCTCTTTCATCAACATTTTCTTTAGAACATTCTTCTATTATTGAAAATTTAAAATTATTTTTGCCGTATTTATTCCACGCTCTTTGCAGATGGTATGAATAATGTTCGTTATTTTTTAAAGTTCTTTTATGCTCTTGTATTCTCTTGGTTTTGTTTTTAGTTTGCCCTATATAAACCTTCCTGTTAACTAAACATTCTATTTTGTAAATATAATGTTTTTGCATAACAAATACACCTCCGATAGTGTTTTTCTTTATCCGAGTATTCGGTTTTTAAAATATAGGAAGAAGGCTCGGATAACCTTCTTGTCATTGAGGCTCGCGACTTCCTCAACTATCCTATATAATTATTATACCACATTTTGGTTATTTCGACAACTTAGCCTTCACCGATTTTGCCCAATTTTTAATAAGGTGTTTCCACCCTATGCGACAGATAAGATTATCGCTTCTGTACTTCCTAGCATACCACTTCTAATACGTTCTGCAGTATCTTCATAAGTTCTTCCAGTTTTACTTGCTATTATTGCAGCGGCTTTCATTAATTCTTGTGTTTGCTCTGCAGTTTCTTTTGTACTACCAGTAAAACTGCTTAGAAGATTACTGAATGTAGCTCCATATTTATAGGCATCTGCTTTTGCCATTCCTAAAGCACTAGACTGTGAATTAACAAAGTCCTGAAAAGACTTTGCAGCAGATCCCATATTACGATTAATATTATCTACTGCGCTTTCTACACTCATAGCAACTTGTGTGCTATCCTTTATTAATTTCCCAATAGCTAGGGTGCCTAGAATAGTTCCTATCTTTTTCATGGTACTACCAACAGAAGATTGAAAGTTAGATAATGCTCTTTGTGTTTTATCCATTTCTTTCTTAATTCCACTAAAATCAGCACCACCACGAATTATAAAGTTACTCTTTGCCATCTATAACTTTCACCTCCCCGCCAAATAAGGCATTTAATGCTTTTGCTTTCATAAACATTTCATCATCTGTCATTTGCTTCTTTGGTCTATCTATGCCTTCTAATATCTCTTTTAAAGATTTAGGTTGATGCCCTTTCTTTGCAAACCATTGGGCTGTCCACATAGCATTTATATAAGCAAGAGTTAATCTTTCCTTACCTTCTTCTTCCTTTTTTTGAATGTAAGCCTTTGCAACTAAACTAAATTCAAATGGAGTTAGCTCCCAAAATTCTAAAGGAGATATACCGCAAAGGGTAGCCGTTTCAAGAGCATCTATTATAGAAAACTCTTTATCTTTGCTACCCTCTGTTAGTTTTTTTCTTCCTCTTTACCTCCACCGAAAGCTATATTCATAGCTTCACTCATAGCTTGCATTACTTGTTGTAAATTGCCTTTTTCATCTATTAAATCCATAACCTTTTCTACAGTTAAATTCTTATCCTCATGTACTAGACCTGCCCATATTATAGTTGCAGTATCTTCCATAGTCA